ACTGACTTTAGCGTATTGGACGGCTTGGAAGAAGGCTCTAAGCTCGATGATTCGTCATGGCGTAGCTACAATTACTTTCGAACAGCGGAACAAGTCAAAGAGGCTATAAAGCGTATGAAGCAAGAGTTGCGAAAGTATCACGATGAGATAGGAGAGTAAGACATGAAAGCAAAAGTAAAAGATACAGGGGAGATAGTAGATGTAAAGTTTAGTACCCACCCTAATCCTGCCGTTGACGAAACTTATTGGTGGTGCAGTGATAAACAAGAAAGTTATCATAAGAGTGAACTTGATTTCATGGAATGTGATATTGATTGGGAACAACGTCGCTACGAATTAGCAAAAAATGCAATGAATAGCATTTTGACTGCACCTATTGTGGATGGAGTAAACCCGAACCCAAGTGCCGAAGATGTTGCAATGTATTCTGTGAAACTTGCTGATGCGTTAATCAAAGAACTAAAATAGGGGGAGTAATCATGGATATTCGTGATATTAAGATTGGTGATAAGGTCTGCAATAAGCAAGACGGATTCCCTATGATAGTCGTTGGACTCTATTCTACTCTTGCAGACTTAAAGAACGGAACAGTTTACCTTGACTTCGAGGAAAACGAAGGCGACATGTGGGAGGAAGAAGCAAAAGACTTGCAACCCTACCACAAAGTTTAATTATAAATCAAAATAAGATTATGCAAACAACAGTATTAAAAGAAGTGATTGCGTTCCTATTTGGGCGTAAGTATTATGCTAACATAGTAGCAACAAAAGGAACAGACAAGACAGAAATTTGTTCGTACATATTCACCAGCAAAGAAGAAGCAGATAAACATCGTGACGGATTAGAGACGACACGGTCTTTCATTTTTATAGAAACAATATCGTTCCGCTCCCGCAAAGAGTATTAAAAGATAAACCGCACATAACCTTTACGTGTAATATATTTGCACCATGATGATGAATATTCTCAAAAAGATACAGAACTGGTATTGGTCGCTCAGATTATATGTAATCGTAGACCCTTCAGACAATTCTGTAACACTATCTAAGAAGCTTTTCAGCCATATCCGTAAGTATTCGGATACGGCTGATAAAGCCGTTGTGTTTGTGTTTCGTGTGTCTGACAGCGGATTGTTTGCTTTTATGCTTAATCCAAATATTGAGAAGCCTACACAGCTTTGTGATATACAATACAACGAGAAGTACAAGTGTATAGGTTTCGAAACACTCAATCCATCTGTTGGACGTATCCTTTATGATTACAACTTGCCTGCTGAAAGTAAATGCAAGTTGTCAGTATCAGTAAAAGAAACTAACAACAAACTATATTATCAGATTGAAAAGCCGTCTAAACATGAATAAAGAGATAAAGTATAACGGACTATCGACCGTTCCACCTGACAATACTTGTCAAGATGGAGACTCTGCAATGCTGCTGAACCTCGTTCCAGAAGATGGTGCGTTAAAACCTGTGTCGGCTCCTAAGGTGGTATTCAATCTTGGAGAAAACCACAGTGTTATATATGTGCATAAGGCTACAACCTATACACATTATATCATCATTGATAATGCTAACAAGAAACTGCTGTGGACAATAGACGGTAGCAACTTCACTGACTTGTATAGTATAGGCGACAAAGAGTTGTATCAAGTAGTGGGAGTAGGCAACACTCTTATAGCCCTTACAGATGCTGGTATGTTCTACTTCCTTTGGAAAGGTGATACTTCTGGTTATCTATTCCTTGGAAATGATATTCCAGAATTACCTATTTCTTTTGGCTTGCAGGGTGAGATGCAGCGTACTGATGAGTTTACCCTTGAGTTTGATAACCTTAGCTGGGAAACAAAGACAAAGGAGAATGGGTACAGTTACAGTAGCTACAATGAGTTCTCCGATGAAAACAAGAAAAAAATAACATCACAAGTGTTGGCTAAAGTAAACAAATTCATAGCTGACAGGTCAACTAATAAAGGTAAATTCATCTTTCCTTTTCTTGTGAGATATGCTTATCGCCTCTATGATGGTAATCTCATCAGACACTCTGCACCAATACTCATGGTATGTTCTACAAGTTGCGCTCCTATTGTCATGTGGCGACATCTATATGGTAAGAATGGTTTGAACAGGGCTGATGTTCGTGTTGTTGGCATGTTACACTCGTTGGATTATGCTGTCATCAAACAGAATGATATAGACTTACTGAAAGACTGGACTGATATTGTTAAATCTGTTGATATATTTATCTCAAAGCCTATCTATACGTACAATCAGAATGGCGAATGTGATAAATTCTTTAATTACGACGAATACGGTGATGAGGCGTGGGGATATAGTATTTGCAAACATACTAACCAAGCTGCAGATAAAACCAAATATCCTTTGCGCTATCAAAAGAAAGATATGGGTTACCTATATCAAATGACATTTGATAAAGATAATCTTGGTGCACGTCCAGGTGGTATACTTGGACTTCCTCGCAAAGACTCTTCAACGGTAAAGGAAGATATTCGTAACTGTTCAAACTTCTACTTTCTCGAAAGTATTAAGATAGAACAGCTTACTACAACACGCACACTTCTTAATATAGAAGAAGACTATTTGCAATCTCTGGTCAATAGAGAGGTTATGACCGATGATTATGACAGCCACGACAAGATTATACCAAAGTATGCCTTTGGTTATAATGCTCGAGTTAATCTTGCTAATATCAGAAAGAAACTTTTTGAGGGATTTAATGCTGGAGCAATGTTGCCTTTCACAGACGGATATGTGAAGCACTGGTCTGACGCTTCTCCTACAGTATTAGACCTGAAAATCAATATATCTGTTTATGTTTTTATCAAACAGGATGGAAAAGATGTAATCGTACATGGTGAAGCCGGGGTATTTGGTTATGAGGATCCAGTTCTATTCCTTTACTATCCAAATGGGAATGCTTACAAAGCAATTGTTTCAATAGGAAGTTACTCTGGAAGCTTCTACGAAGTACCACTTGAACGGCATGCCTTTCTTAATGGGGCTTTCTACTATGGTGGTTGGCATAATTTAGAAAAACAAATATATAACTCACCAACTATTTCCAGCGAAGAAGAACGGACGATTGAAATTCCTAATAAGATATACACTTCCGAAGTAAACAATCCGTTCTATTTTCCTGTTACAGGCATAAACACTGTTGGGACAGGTAAGATATTGGGTATATCGACTGCTGCAAAAGCACTGTCACAAGGTCAGTTCGGACAGTTCCCACTATATGCTTTCACAGATGAGGGTGTATGGGCTTTGGAAGTCAATTCTACTGGTGGTTACTCTGCCAAACAACCTATCACACGTGACGTGTGCATATCATCAAAGAGTATCATACAGATTGATTCAGCTGTTCTATTTACAACTGATAGAGGTATAATGCTTCTGCAAGGTTCACAAGCAATGTGTATCTCTGACGTTCTCAATGGAGAGAATGCTGTACCAATAACTGTGTTACCTAAGATTGATAAAATCTTAGAACATGCAGACTTGTCGAAAGGTACTCTAAGAATACTACCTTTCATGGATTTTGTTCGTGATTGTCGAATGATATATGACTATGAGCATCAACGAATCATCGCTTACAACACCAGCAAAGAATATAATTGCAATTATGCTTATATATTCTCACTAAAGTCAAAACAGTGGGGAATGATGCAATCCAATATTGCAGATAATGTAAATTCCTACCCTGATGCACTTGCTGTACTTAATGATGGCAGCCTTGTCAATTTCTCTGATGAGACCGACGAGGTTTATAAAAGTATTGTTGTGTCACGCCCAATAAAACTTGATGCTTATGATATTCATAAGTCTGTTGATACCATCATACAGCGTGGCGTATTTAAGAAAGGACATGTCAAGTCTATTCTCTATGCTTCTAACGATTTGTATAACTGGGTTCCAGTATGGTCATCTATAGACCATTACTTACGTGGGTTTAGGGGAACACCTTATAAATACATTCGTATAGCGCTACTTGCTAACCTTTCAAATAATGAAGGAATTACTGGTTGCTCGGTGCAATTCACACCGCGATTTACCAACCAGCCGAGATAGTTTAGGTTTTTAGTTTATAGGTTAAGATTGATTTTAACGAAAAGGGCAGTTCTACGTGATGTAGCGCTGCCCTTGTTTATTACCATGGTTTTAACTTCCTCCTTACCTTACCCATTCTCGACATAAGAGAAGTGCGTATCTTTATTTTTGTATCTCTTAATTTACTTTCCCAACGCTCTGCGCTTTGTGGAAATGTTATACTCAACCAATCTGACAGGACGCTACACACAAGAAACTCATGTATGTACTCTTCCAACATCTTAACAGTAGTCATTGAAAAGTTGTACGGCAACATAAGTTTAATAGTGTATGTATCTGGCTCTTTCAAGACATCATCAAGCACTTCCTCTGTGTCGGGTAATTCTTCTTTTGCGTATGGATATAGTAACTCCACGCATTCAGCATGAGTTAAGTTAAGAATACGAGTAACACGATCTATATTGCCGTCTTGAACAATGTCAAACACTTGATGTTTGGCGTGTTCTGTATCTTGTGGCATAATATCAGCCTCAACAAAAGAATAGTTGCTGGCGTCATATAGCAGTTCCTTGCGTTTAAAAGTCAGCGTTACAAGCTTTTTTTGCTGTTCTGATTCATACTGTTTACAACAATTCATAAGCGTCTTTACTTAATAGGTTGGGCGTGTTGGGCGACTCCGCTTATATAGCGCACGCTTTACATTCTCAAGGCTAACTGTTGAATGACCTGCATACACCTCTGCATCTTCTTTGTTAGTAATAGCAAACCAATCGGCAAGTGTCATATCGACCAAATAAGAATGTATACCATTACCAAGACTATCCGCAGAAGCGTTATTGTAATTTGAAGGTAACTTAAAAGCTAAAGTCAATTGCCCATTATTATCAATTTCGCTAATCATACGATTGTTACTCGTACTTCTATCTTCGTAGAGATATTCCCCTAAAAGACTCTTGAGGGAAGAGAAAGCATTTGCAAGGGAACGTCGTATCTGATAACTGTTCTCATCATCATCACTTGCTTGCATATTAGATGCAGCCTGATACGGTTTCTTGCCCTCTGCTTCTCTTGCTTGTCCTGTCAGATAAGCTTTGTTTTGAACATCATATATAAGCTCTCTAACTTCTTCGGTGACCGTTAGGTCTTTCTTGTTTTCTGCCATATAGTTTATTTTTAATGTTATTAATCGTATGTTGGACGTACTGGTTTCTTTTTGTAATAAGCTTTACGCATAACATCTTCCATATCCGTAGCCGCTGATGTTGCATAACTTTCTGCTTCATTCTTATTTGTGAAGATATACCACTTGCTTGTTATATTCATAACAAAGAAGCTGAACATACTACGTTGTATACTTTCCTTGAGATTGTCATCAAAGGAATTGGATACCTCAAGTTCTAATATGTATTCATCATCCTCTTCACGCTCTGAACTTAGTAGTTTCTTTAGGCTGCCTGCAATCATATTCTTGCTCTCATTCCAGAAGCGTTCGAGCATTGTCTTGTCCTCATCAGTTGTAAAGATACGATCGTACGCATCTTCGTCATTATCCATCTTTGCCCCTGTGTATGAGGTGGTCTTCGCGACTTCTTGATAAACTTCGTTTTTGCCAACTTTAAAAACAACCGTCTTCATACTTCTACCATCTGAATATGTTATAATTAATTCCTATTCCTACATAAGGACCCAATTCTTTACCAGTACACCCATAACCAATCTGCAAGCCTATACCCCAATGTTTTGGCTTTTCTCGTATATAATGATTGATTACTTGCGTCTTCTGATAAACAAATATACTATCAAGTTGAGGCTCATATCCACTTACCCACGCTTTATAGGTACTATCTTCGTACACCTTCTGTGTTATCGGAACTTCCACCTCAACGCTGTCCATCACCGTGCGTACAAACTCTTTTGTAATTGTATCATGGCATACCACTGGTAAGATTGCTGTCTTATACTTAACTATCAAGCTATCTTTTACTACAGGTGTACGATAGATTAACGTATCGTGACGAATGATGGTATCCGTTGTTATAATGGATTTTATGTCAATTGATGATTTGCGTTGTGAAACGTAAACGCAAATTGCGATAGTGAACGCTACAAATAGTAGCAAGGATATTTTCTTTCTCATAGCTCTCTATACTCTTCTTTCGCATTAAAACACGGACAAGCTTTCATCCACTCGTTAGGCGTTATCTTTCCATCCTTATTCAAGTCTGGAGAGAAATCACGATGTCCCTGAATAACCGCTGTAGGGTACTTCTTATGAAGCATCTTTAGCAGCAAGCGCAGACTTGCTTTCTGTGCGTCTGTACGGTTATCAATGGGTTTGCCGTTAGTATCAATACCACCTATATAAGCAACATTGATTGAAACAGTATTGAAGCCCTTAACGCCATTGCTTACTTTGTCTTCATCAAGAAGCTGTGTAATCTTGCCGTCTGGCGACACTACGTAATGGTAGCCGGGGTTAACCCATCCTTTACGCTTGAACTCTTGCTTTAAGGCCTCTATCGTCATAGACTGATGGCTTGCGGTGCAGTGAACTGCAATGTATTTAATATTTCTCATCTTACTTCTCCCTTGTTAATTTTGCTACAGCTGCCATACCTGCTGCTGCCCCTACGAGGTATGGATAAATCTTTATCCACCATTCTGGAGGTGTTGCCGCTGCTGCTGTCATAGCGGTATGAATGGCAACAGCAACAATACTGACACCTGAACCCAATACGACAATATTTTTAAAGAACCTCGGTGTTGTCGCTCTCCACCTGCTTATAATACTTTTAAATGACGCTCTCATTATTCGCCTCCTTTCTGTGTTATATGACTATCCATATTAGGTCGGTCTGCCTTGATGTCATTAAGGTGCGATACCTTAATGTTTATCTCACCAAGCATCGACTTTATTTCTTTCATATCCTCTTGAGAGCCTACGAATAACTGGTGGTCGTTCATAACTTGCACCTCGAGTATTGATATGCGTTGATTGAGCTGCACCCATGAGCCTGCAACAGCTACAATGATTGAGCCAATAACACCTATCATTGCGTTTCTTATACCTTTATCCATTGCCATATTATAGAAGTTTTACTAACGTTCTTACTCCGAAGCCTATAGCCACACCACCGACGGTCAGCCCCCAATCAATGATGTCTGCCTTTCCGCCCCACATTCTATCTTTAAGTTCAAGTGCCGTCGCAACTCCTATGCCAGCATACGCTGCGCAATACAAGCTGTTAGCACCAGCACCGATGAGTACACCACCTATTAGATGTTTGTACCTGTTACTTTCTTTAAGCCATTTAATTACTTTTTTCATATTGTTTTTACAATAAATTTCCACAAAAATAATATAGGAAAAACGAATGAAAGGTTTATGTTTGTAATTACGATAGTAAAGATATGATGAGGCTGCCTACTAAAGTGGTATAACATATCCCTTCTGCAATAAACGTAGCATTCTCTTTCCAATTCTTACGAATGAACACAAGTGGGAACAACACCCACAATATGAGTAACCATGTTATAAGCAAAGCTACTACAATCTGACTTGCCAATCCAAAGAGATAACCTCCTACATAATGTAGCACTTTGTTCTCTGTCCTATAACAAGGTGAAGCAGCTACCATCAACAAACCTACACTCATCATTCCTGCAATATAAGCATGCTTAGGCGGTAAGGCATGAAGAGAAGAGAATAACAAGATTGCTGCCGTCATTGTTGCCCACAACGAGAAGCGAACATCACCTACATAATAGCTGAAACTACTCACACTGTCTGGCAACTCCTTTGCTTTCTTAGCTGCTACTATTGCCATTGCAACTGAAAGCACTACTGATGAAATGATTAAGTAAACCATGACTGCATATCCTTTTTATAAATCACATCCTTTTCTGCCCACCCCTCTGCAAGCGTATTGGTTACAAACGAAATGGCAGATAAATAAAACTCTTTCAACTCATCCTTTGTGCTAAACTGACGATACTTAGGGTCGTTCTCTTGTCCGAACTTGAACGTTACAGGTAGATTGCCTCCATCTGTAAGCATACACAAGTCAAATGCAGCTTTGTAATTAAACTGATTTTCTGATGATAGATATACAATATTACCCTCATAGGTAAACCCTGCAAGTATCTTTTCATCTATCAGTTTGTTGACATGTGCGGCTATATCGCCCTTTAATTCTTCTTCTGTTGGCTTATGCCCATAGTCCTTACGCCAGCAGTAGCCACTTTCGTCTTTGTCTTTGTCAAAGCCGTAGAACAACACGTAGTGGTCGTCGGAAAGACGTAACAAGCTGTCATTACGTTCCTTGGTTCCGTACACCTTAAAAAAATCTGTATTCATAGATGTATGTTTTAAGTGAATTTATATTTGAACCTTTTAATTCAAGAGCAAAGCGTGGCAGATTTTCGCCCACCGACGCTTTGCGCTTTATTCGTTTATCTCAACATTTCCACGGAAGGCAAGCCGAGAACCGACAATCGAGTACGCCTGCGACGATGCGAATCTCGCATCCGCAAAGACGAGACCACCAAACGCATTCGCACTATTATTCGCACGCCCGACAATACGGCTTCTTGAATGAACGTAAAATTGTCCATCAGTATAGCCGGATGCCCACCTGCTATTATCAGAGCTTACTCTTGAAGCGATGATGTCACAATAGCGTCCATGCCTTACTCTTGTTATGCAGTAGCCATGATCTTTTATCCCTTGCACAAGGCGTTCTGTCTTACTAACAGGGTCGTAGATATGCCATACAGTGTCTGTCGGATAGGTGTTAACCTCTGCAGTCTTGTCTTTCATATACTGACGATAAGACGGTATGTTCACGGCAATATTATCTTCCCACTCATAATAGACACCAAAGAAACTCTCAAAACCTAAGCACTTTGTTCCTCGACTATCTTCACGTCTACTGTCAGAGTTTCCTATATCATCACGATAGCCTGTAACATTACTACTACCATTGCCATAACCACAAATGAGCTGTGCGTCACGTGTGCCATAAAGTGAGAACCAGAGAACAGCCATCAGTTTTGACATCTCATAGTCTATCATTTGATAGCCATTACCTCTGCGGTGTGCAAGATTTTGAAAGTCTTTATATGTGAACTCCATCTTGCGTACAGGTGTGTTTGTTGCATACCCCTCCTCGTCGTATAGCCATTCAGAAGAGGTACGATTATTATCACTACCTCTCTGCACTGTTGCTCCAGATACAGAACGTAGTCTAAGTAGACTATCTACTGATGCTTGATAAACACCCAATAGCCATGGTTCATTGCGTACCCAATCAGGCTCAATGGCTTCTATCTCTGTACTGTCTACTGCAATAGCCTCTAATTCAGAGTTTACATTACTTGACGAGAATACAAACTCATTAGCGCCTTGTGGCACATCTATAAAGACATAGTCTCCATCGATGAAGTCAAAGGCGGTATTGCCTATTGCAAGATTGTACTTCGATATGACAGTGCCAGCTGCATTAAGGAAGCATGCGCCTACAGTTGCATTATTCATACCTGGCCATCTAACTTGCTTCATTCCTGCAACATCAATCTTGTATACATCTACATTTGAAACCTCTGCAAGAACACCAGCACTATCCAACGCACTTTCGTTTAATCTGATTTTTTCAGACATCACACCAGTATTAGCCTTTAGGATTATATCTTTCAGCTTCTTTCGTGTGACACGCTTAGCAGTAGATAATGGCTCAGTAGTCAGGCTACTCCATGCGATATATTTCTTCTGATTTTTGAAGTCATTGATACCTTTATACCACATTGCAGGACAACGCATCATCACGTCAAAGCCGTCGGCAGCCTTATCAGTGTAATCAAATTCAACTCCATTAGCAAGGTTGTGATAATTCGTTTCTGATACCTTAACGCCCTCCCACACATTCCTTTCAGTGTTGAGTTTTCCCTTAACTGGTATAAGCTGCTGTCTAATCTTAGCTACGTGCGCACTTGGTACAAAATTATTAGAGAACATCTGTCCAGTCTCATTGTCAAGGTTGCTAATATTAGCAGGGTCATCAATAGTATCATCAAAGACTATCAGTGAGTATTGCGACTGATGTATTGTCAAGTTTGGGTAATACTCTTTCAAAGCTGCGAGCTTACTATCTTCAATATACTTCGTGAGTACCCATGTGCCACTTAAACCATCGCAGATATTTGTGTGTTCAGAGTTAATACCACGTGTACCCATTGCTTTCATTGCAGATAGTACGGTATCTTTCTTAGAACAATCAACGTCCTTTATCAAAATGGTACTAATCGTAGCACCAGCAGCAACTGCATCTTCTAATATTCTTACAGGGTCTATATTCGGACATCTGTGTATACGCACGCTACTTACATTACTCAAGCCCTCGTATGTCAAGCCTCCATTAGGATAAGTAACTTTTGTCAAACCTACAAACACGATGTCTGTCATACTTGCAGGGAACTGTGCTACTTCTAAAGGACAAGCCTCAGCTGGCGTGAATGCTCTTAACGTACTACCCTTAGCAAGGAATGTCTTTAAACGTGGGCAGTTTTCTGCACGCACACTAAGCACCTTGGTGTGTTGTATGTCAATCTTCTTTAAGAATGGCATTGCAGGAAGATTAAGAGAGGTCAGAACACCTGTTGTGTAGGCAGGTGTATAACTTTCTCCACCGACAATCAACTCTTCCAATAGTGTACAAGTGCTGATATCGAAGCCCTCTTGCTTTGGAGTACACGTTGATATATCAAGCACTGCTAATTTGTCAGCACCAAACACATACACCATCTTGCCACTCTCCTGTGCTGCATTGGCTCTTAATGTGTAACTCTCACCTGCTCTAAGGTAACAGCTATCGGTAACAGCGTCCGCACGGTCTTCTCCTAAACCAAAGAAACCATCTTGTGCTGCTGTTATCTTGATTGAGATTTCTCCCATCATACGTGCTTTGAATGGTGCCGTATATAGGTCGCCTACCTGATAATAGCCGTCACGCAGCTTAAAACGTTTACGCTGGTAGTCTGGTAAGTCCTCTAAACGCAAACCATGAAGTGCATAGAAATAGTTGGCTGCTGCTGTAGAGTTCTGAATATATTTACGTTCACCATCAAAAGAACTGATAACCTTTGCCCAACGTGACAGACGCTTTGTAATCCAATAGTAATAGCAGCCGTCAGCACTGAATACTCTTCTACTATTACGTTCTGTCTTACGCATAGCAGCTGCCACTTCATGTAGTGTGATAGTTGTTGTGCCACTATCATCTACCCATAAGTTTGGTGCTGCATACGTCTGTACGAATGTTACACTATCCCAACCTTGGTATAGATGTGAAGTAACGGCATCCATATCCCAAGGAATTGTAAGACCACAATCATTATCACTACGGTCTACACAGTCGCCATCGTACCAATGATTAAAGTAGGCTCGTATCGTTCCATCTGATTCCAAATAGAAAGCAATCATCATATTCTTACTACGTTGGTCTACTGCTGCCTTGTAATCGGACGCAATTGTATAGCAACACAAAGAATATGGGTTAGCGTACTTATGTACTTCTTGCTGCCATTTCTTTAGACGATTTGCCTTTGTTCCTGGCACTGATACACCACCAAGTGTAATGTTCCCATTCGTTTCTGTCTGATGTTGGTTACATTGCTGTGAGAACACAAGCCACTTATAAAGGTTATAAGGGACTTTCTTGCCTGCTTTGTAAAGCTCTTCAAGATTGTCATCATCAGGATATCGAGTTTCATAATAACTCATCCAGATTGGTGCTCCTGTTGCAGGGTCAATACGCATCATGTCATCAAGACTGTTCACACCCTGACCCCAACATAGGCTATCATACTTTAAGTATTCGTAGCATTCTGTTGGATTTACAACTCGTCCTGTAACACTCCACTTCTTAGTAGCCTTGTTAAAGGTCATATTGCCAGTAGTGTCTATCCAATTGCCACCTTGATACTGTACATAGTGGTCATCACTGGTCTTGTACACGTTCTGCCAAGTGTAGTTCTTAACATCATCAGCAAGGACTTCTGCAAGCGTTTTATCAACTGCAACAGGCTTTTCTACAGCCAGTACCTCTCGCATAGCACCCTTACCGTCATTCTCTATTACAAAATGCTTATTACCACAATACTCACTAAGGACATAGATGTTTCCTGCAATTAATTGGGTAGTGTCTGCTAATACTTGCGACTTGAAAGCTGTTAGTGTTTGGTTCTGTGCTGCTACAAGTTCTGTAAAGTCACCATAGTTAAGGCACTTCTTACTATATCCATTAACCCCCTTGAAGCCAAAGAAGTCGGCATCACCTTTGTCTGCATTGAAGTTTGCCTTAGCATGGAAATATGCCTTGGTAGGGTTCTCGGCATCGTTGTGGTTCATTCGGCTATCGGTGCGGAACAAAGCGCATGGAACACTGTCAATGCTGGTGTGTATCTCGTACTCACCCTCATTGTACACCTGTGCTGGTGTCATATACTTTTCACCCAGTGCTATTTGGGTCTCGTTCATCAACTCCATCATAGCACCATTGTGTGCACCGCAGCTATCAGAATAGTCCACCTTAATACAGATGATGTTAGTGAAGTTTCCACCATCAACAACTTGTATGCGGTTCTTGGCAGCCATCTTCACACACTTATCATACTTGGTAAGTGCATCAGCATTGCCAGGGAACATAGTCTGAATTTCTTCACGTGTATGCAATAAGGTGACAATGGCTTTCTTCATCTTACCTTTTTTATTCTTAATAGGTCGCCATGAAGAGGTTGTTCCTTGATTGGTCTGCGTGATACCGATTATCTTGCAGTTCTGCCAAGGGCGGTCTGGGAAGTAACAATACCAGTCAACTATCTGCTTCGTCTTCTTGTCACCGTCTTTCGTTTCAAGATAGTCAGGATAGTTTGCTGCAATATCTTCTGCATCTGGATTCTTACAGATAGCACATACCATCAGACCTGCGTCAATACACTTCTGCATTGTTGGACGGTCTTTAGTTGTTCCCTCTGCGGTAATACTTGCCATAACGTTGTTTTGCTCATACTCCCCAATCATCGCTGTGGTATCTGTCAAGCCAACAAGATAGTTATAGCATGCTTGAATATAGTTGTAGTAAGTATTCCATGCTGTCAACTCGTAGAGATACACATCTGCCTTGTGTCCATCGAAATGAATAGTTGAGTTATGATTTGCTAACTCACCAGCTTTATATGCTACAGCACCAGCCTCATCACCATTTAAGAACACCTTGATAACACCAATGCCTCCGTATGGTGCAATCGTAGATGGCTCAAACACGATGTCGAAGCGTGTTGGTTTATCATTGACGTATGGCACAAGTGCTGTTGTTGCAGCATCTGTAAGAGAACCATTAGTAGCTACAATGAGTTCTTCACCTGTCAGTACAAAGCCCAACTTCTCACCCACACATTTAATAAGATGTGCGTTGCGGTCTGCAACATTCTTAGTCATGATGGTGAATGAGAATGCCAAACCGTTCGTCTCGATAGCATTCGAAGCAAAAGGTTGATAAGTACACTCTGCCGTCACGTCCTCTGCAATGCGCAATGCCATGCGCCCTTTGTCACCAGCTGTACCATAATCGCTTGTACCGAAGCTATCTTTTACAAAGCCATTAGTTGTGTAGTTTGCACCATTTACATTAATACTTACAGGCTGCCCATCTGACGTAATAGTCTTTATCGTTTTATCACTATCAGCATTACTACGCTCTGCCATACTGAATTTAAGTACAGCACCCTCGGTTTCACTGATAGGAAGTAACGTACCGCTAATAGTAACCTTATACGATTCTTTTAATGTCGCATCACCGCTATTAACGCCAAAGAGCAGGTTATCTCCATCGTGGTAACCGATAAGACGTCTGTTTATCACCTGTGTAGTATCACGAGCCATCACCTGTCGTGTGATTGTCTCAGTCTTGTTTGTTGTCTCATTGGTAAGTGAAACAACAGCTTCTGGGCGTGATGTACTACGCTGGTAAACTGCCACATCAAAAATGACTGTAGCATATAGCTTCTTATTCCCATTGTTATCATCACTCCAACGTGCTACAACAATAGGCTTATCGTAGTCATCAAGACTACTATCCTGCTGAATGACCATGACGGCAGTATGCAAGATATTACCTTTCACACCAGACGCAACATCTTGGCCTTGTATGCGGATTGGATAAGCACCATGCGCTAATCCTGTAGGGTCTATTCTTACAGAGTGTGAATACGTATCTGTAATTACAGTAGTTTCTAATGGCTGCCATGTACCGTCTCTGAATAATTCAATAGTCGTACGGATACCTTTATCGCTACTATTCTTTGGGAAAGAATACATCAAGATGTTCTTGGCATTTCCTCCCACCTCAAGGCTTGTGTCTTTGGTGTAGTGTAGGGTCTGCACACTCACGCAAGTTACATCTACGGCTACTACAGAAAGGTTCTTGCTTGCAGTGTTACCACTATCGTCTACAACTACCATCTGCAAGCTGCCTTGCCCTGCATTTACATAGAGTGAACTCAAATCAAAGACAAAGCTATAATCTTCCAAAGTTGAAGATGATGGTTTTTTTGTGTCGAATGTAGCAACGACTTTCTTTGTGGTACGGTCTACAAACTGAACGTTTGTAATACTATTGCTTGTCTCTTGATTTCCTGCCTTTGTGATACTCAAGATAGAAGCATGTACATTGAATAATCCACCAGCTTTACCATACAAAGGATTCTCCTTGAATGCAATGGCTATGGTTGTACCACCCACGGATGAACCAGTACCAACAACGAACTGCTGTTCGTCACCTATGCTTTCTCCTGCTTCATTTGTCATCTGTAGTTTTACAACGCCCTCGGTTTCTGTGTTAACCTTTAGATTGGTTGGGATGTGCTTGTATGCACCTGCGCTTGAGAAGGCTTTCTCTTCATTGTCCCTCGGTGTGCCTGTTAACTCAACCTTTGCTGTACCACCACCTCCAAAGGCAACCCATGGCTTCAAGTCTGCTGGATTGATGTCTGGTACTTCACGAGTAAATTGGAAAGCTGCCCATACATGTGCTCCATTGCTATCTTTCTCAGCTGTCTTGAAAGTAAGTACTGCTCCACTTCTGAAATAGGTAAACCCGCTTGCTTGCTCCAAATCTTGGACTGCCTTAATAGCTGTGCTCAATGTATATTCAACATCAGGACAAAGAGTGTTAACATTAAGCGTGTTACCGATATTAGTACCGTTTGCACCAAAATCTTTCCAGTTACCCTCTTTGTTCCAACTCTCTGTATTGACCCACTGCTTGGAAACCCAACCATTATTAGGTGTGTTGAATGTAAGGACGATACCAGGAATCATTATCTTCTCCTTGTCCTTGTACTCGCTAATCTTTTCCAAAGCAACAGAGAATGTCATATCTCTGTTCTCCATACCTAATAGCTTGTTGATATTTACAACACTACGAGCAATGGATGCCTTTCCATCGTTCTGTAATGCTTCAATATCTCTTTGCGAATTGGCAAGGTTCTGTTTTAGTTCCGCACCTTCATTACCAGGGAAAGCCGTCCCTGCGGTATAACCCAATGCGAGGTCTGAACCAATAGGAGCTAATTTCGTTCCGCTCCACCTATAGGTAATATTGTCAGAAGAATCAATATATACTTTACCACTTCCAGGGGTGCGACCATCTTTAGACGCAGTACCGTAATTGTCCGAATCAGACCAATCAGCATAATATGTGGTTGTACTATCTTCGTCTGATGTTACTGCTAATACAAACTTATTCTTATCTCTGTTGTAGATAACCTTAGTATGTTCGTCTTTTGAGGACTTATCTGTAGCTTGCTGCTGTGCTGTCAAGCTATCCAAACAACTATCAAACTCTATGACATCATCAACATAACTCGGCAAATGAGCAGCTGGTACTTTACCATCTTCATCTAAAGGTGCAATACCATTTGCCTTGCCTTTTGAGTCTTTTATAGTGGTTAATTCAGCATTCACGTCAGATGCTGCTTTCTTAGCATTTTCGGCAGTCTGCTGCACTGTCTCAACGGCTGTGCGAGTTTGGTTCACACTATCGCCTTGTGTCGTCACTTGTGTTTTGAGTGCCTTTACATCATCTTTGATACCCCTAACATCTGTCTTCGTAGCGTTAAGGTCACCCTGCAATTCAGATATGTTGCTATTATATTGCTCGCTATCCACTGTAGGGTTTCCACCATTCTCTCCTGTTGCTACCCATGCACCACCATCGGCTACATAAATAGGTGCAGGCAAACTACGCCCTACAATTGCCCACCATCCATCATGTGGACGTGGATAGGCCTCACGAAGTTTTTCAACTGTGGTAAAAAGACCCTTGTTGGCTGACTTGACATTCTTAGCCTCAAGCCAACCATCCACTTTACAATTGCCTTTTATATGAGTATTGCCTTGAATAGTCGCATTACCACCTATGGAAGTATTACGACCTACTGATACGTCACCGTCTAATTGTGTTGTCTTTACAGAACTCATATTAATGCTGATTTTGCTAAATCTGACAACGCCTTGCTTAAATCAGCATTGCCATAAGTTGTTAATACTAATGATGCTATAGTGTAAACTACAGCTTGGTAACAGCGTTCGCAAATCTCGATACCATCATCTTCATCTATTACTGGATAAGGAAGATAGACAGCCCTACTTACCATAGCATCCTCACTCTTACAAGAATAAAATTCCAAAGCTCTACCCTCTGGGCGAATAGCGATTGCACATACAGGTTTCTGAGGAGTTCCACGTATGCCCTTAAAACGGCTACTTTGCTTTTTGTATTCTGCATCGTCCTCACTGATAGCATGATATACAGCACGCTCCCAATCATCCATTTGGAATACTACAAGACGCATGAAGTCCTCAGGTAGCAGACACCAACCGCTTTCAAGTTCTTTCCAGTAGAGGGCGTCTCCAAAGTTGTTTCCTCCATCAAGTAGGTATACAGGTGCCGTGCTATGTATTCTTTTTACAGCATCTGTAACCTTTGACTTGATAATATCGTTTAAGGAAAGAGTGTCCACATCATCAAAGCCAATTAGTGTGTCACTGGACATATTTTGGTCTATTGCTATGCGAACGTCTTTTGCTATTTCATCAAGACGATATACTTTCATTGTATAGAGCTATTACTTATCCAATCCCTCGAATTCAATGTTATTAGCCTTAGCAACTTCGAGGATAGCCTTAAGGCTGCGGAGTGATGTGCGACTAATACCCAATGTATCTGCGAGGTAGTTTTTGGCTTCTCCCAAGTCGCTTACAGCAATCTTTTGAATATTGTCGTTTTCACTCTCTTCAATGGAGGTATGCTCTTCACCATCAGTACCTGTTTCTGATGTCTTCTTAGGTTCCTCAATATGATCAAGGAAGAATAAATCTCCGAAACGATAGTGTCGTTCGATAGCATTCTGCAATTCTTCACTATCAGTTGAAAAGATGCTGCCACCATTTGATAGTGCTATAAAAGATAGATGCATGCTTTCTCCACCATCAAGAGTAACGTTTATTGCGATATGCGAATCTGATATATAATGCTTTGTCATGTCTTTATAAATAAAAAGGGGTGGGATGTACGAGAATCCCACCCCTTAGTGTTATTAATTATTATTTGCTGTTAGGCGTGTGCAAGTTTCATACGTGCATGTGCTTTAGCATAGCGCAAGTACAGACAACTGACCTCCTGAATAACTACAGCATCAGTATTACGAATACCAGCTTTCTTTAGGTCAAGAATATTACGAGCCCAAGATACGTGTGTTTTCTTAGATAAATATTCTGGATCAAGAGCGAAGCCGCAATCACTCATACCGTTAACATCAAACAACTCATGATGAACTGTAAGCACCTCTCCAAAGTCTGTATCCCATGACTTAAATTTCAAGTTCCAAACTTCAACGGTGTCCTTCAGACGGAACTTGTCACTCTTAATCTTAGAGAATGCAGAAAGCATGTCTGAACCACAGAGAAGAATCTTACGCTTGTTGCCAATACCAGTACCTACAAACAAGTCTTTGGTGATATCAACAAGGTCTTCATCTGAAATAACTGCACAATTCTTTGCCGCATCCCACTTTCCAACCTCGATATCCTTTCCTGCCATCCACCAGATTCCGCCAGTGAACCAAGTGTTCATGCCTTCCTTAGCAATATGCTTGATAACATTCTTAACACCAAACAGGTAAGTGTTCTCCATTGCAAGGCGCATGTCATAGATACCATCCTCTTCCAAATCAGAGAAATTCCAGTTCACCTCCTTTGAAGCAATCTTATCAAAGGTTGACTGTTCTACTTGAATCATGAAGTTCTGACAGTACTGAGTCTCTGGCATTGGAATGTTGTTAAAACGTCCAGTCTGAACATCCAATTCTCCACAAGCCTTACCCATTCTTACAAGCGTTGCTCCACTCTTAATCTCTGGAACAAAGATTGGCTGCTTAGAAGTGTTGTCCATAGAGCCATTTACAGCATATACTGTAGGGACGTTTGTTGAAGCATCCTTACCGCATACACACAATACAAGGTCAGGAATATTACTACCTGTATATGCCTTGCCAGTATTAGGGTCTGTTACACCCTTAACACCAACTACGCGAATAGTATCGTCAAGTGTAAACATATTGGTGTCGCTCACAGGAAGTGACGTGCTGGCACCGCTGGTCATAGCCTCAACCTTCTTTGTAGTAGTACACTTAATCTCACGTGTTCCAACAGAATAATACTTCACCTCAAATGAGTCACAAGAACTTGATTTTGCAAAGCGACTAATCTGGTCCACTGGCGTAGCCATAGGACGAATTTTAACGATACGCTGGTCTACATCACTCATGTAGAAGTTTTCTGCACCATCTGTACGGCCCTGTGTTTCTGTCGCAATACCACCAGTGCCCTCTGCGCCTGCATTTGTTTTTCCTGCATCTGGAAGTGCGGAGGCGTTAGCCATCAGTACACCGTTTGATGCGCCCATCACAATTGCCAACAATGTTAGCATAATGCGACAGAGAAAATTTGAACTTTTCTTAATTGTCTTCATTCTTTTTCGTTTTGAATTATTAATAGTAAAAATTGTACTTATTTGTAGGCTGTACGTTTTTCGCCACCTCGCTCCCAAATAGACTGAGCTCCGTCGTAGCGACCGATAGCACCAAGGTCTGGCATTTGTCGTTGAGAGCCGCTACCTCCGTTCTTGCCACTAAGGTTAGCAGTGCCATCATTGCGGGTCTTTTTACGAAGCTTCTCATCAATCTTTGCATTACGTCCTCGAACTTCGCCTTCATGTGCAGCTTCCTCAACGTTAGCATCGTGATTGATAGCTTTAGAAGCCATTTCAATACTCTCACGTGAGAACTTACCAAGAATACCATCTTTCATGATGTTAACAAGAAATTCCATTACTTCGTCAACCTGCTCGTCACCCCATCCCTTTTCATCTTGAATCGCCTTAATCGTGGAAAGCGTCTCGGCAATATTCTTTTGATACTGCTCTTCAAAGTCCTTCTCTTTGGCAACACGTTCTGCATACTCTTGACTTGCTTTTGCAAGTTCTTCCTGCTTATCAGGGTCTTTCAGTTCTTCTACAAAGTCGTCTCCGAACATACGTACCAATTCTATGGCAGGATTGCCACCTTTACGCCAATTGGTGAGGAAAGAAGCGCTGCGTGGGTCACTTGTGAAAAGGTCTGAGAAAGCCTTTTCACGCTCCTTATAGCCATTAATTTCCTTTTCGTATCCATCGTAGTCATCCCCGATTTGACCATATAAAGCCTCTTCATCGTCAAAGTTATGGTCAGGATACTTCTTGCTTATCCTTTCTCTAAACTTATCACGATTACTCTTAACTGTTGGATTTTCAGCCATAATCTTATATCTCTAAATTTATGATGGTTGTTTTAATGCAAAAATAGGATACAATTATTATATAAATAGTTTAAGTTTTTACGTTCTTTTTTGTAACTTTGGAACATAGATAAAACCGTTATGAAACATCGAGGTTCCACTATGGAGTATGCAGAAGAGCGCATGAATGATATAATGAGACTATATAATGAGCATATATCGTCATGCAAATATATCAGTATTCCACACATTTGCGAACAGATATCCAATATGCCTTCTCGGAGATTTTGGGTATCAGAAATTTGGGCAAGCAAAATAGTAATGGCTATTATAAAAGGTAAACACCCTTATTATAAGATGCGTCCATTAAAACGTGAGATGTTTCATGAAATACACAAACGTGTTGTTGAACTTAAGACAAAGAACTCTCATTGGTCGATAAACAAGTGTTGTGAGATAGTTGTAGCACAGCCTGCTCCTAAATTTTATTTAAGTGCTGGCAGTATTAGAATTATGATATGCAAAGAGAGAAAGAAAAGATACGAAGAAAGAAAGAAAAGATTACGTCATTGCTTTTAGCAGTAATAGTAATAGCTCTATCCTTATTAAAGCTTTCTGACTTGCACAAAGTCGGCATCTACGCAGGAGGTTCGTGGGTAGGAAGATGTCTCTACCCTTTCTTTCATTCGGGTATCATACATGCTACCCTTAACGCTTGGTGTCTTATCAGTTTAGTTTTTATCTACAATATCAGATTGCAAAGGCTAATACTTGCTTATATTGTTGCCGTAACATTCCCAATAGAAACACTTTCTCAAGTCTTACCTATTTCTGCGTTACCAACTGTTGGACTATCTGGGATTGTGTTTTTTCTCTTCGGTTCTATTTCATTAGAAGTGCGTAGGAAATTGTACTATCAAGCATGGATGATATTCTATCTTATTATCGGCTTTGTATTCCCATACACAAATGGATGCCTCCATCTGTATTGTTATTTATGTGGCATATTATCATCTCTTCTTAACTATCCGATTGTAATATGCAGAAAGAAGTAGTCAACATATTAAAAGAGAATGACAAACGTAATGCTGACGTTTACCAGAAGTTTGACCCTATCAGCGGTATAGGGTCTATTGGAGAACGTGTTGAAATATGTATAGAAGGTTTTCCATTAGAAACACAGTATATTCCTGTTGAAATGATTAGCATTCCATTGGTAAAACTGCTAATAAGCTGTGGAAGTATATTAAAATTCCTAACAGAAGAATTAGAAGTAGAATATTCTGAGGAAGATCGTCTTAAAGTTATAGAGCAATTTGTACGATTAAGGTGCCGCTATGACTTTGCTTTTTGGGCAGCATTGTATGTTTACATCAAAAACAAAGGTGGTGGAGACGATGTGTTATTTCGACTCACACGACCTCAAAGGAAGTTTGTAGAGCAACTTGAAAAGTTGCGCAAAGCCAACAAGCCTATACGAATAGTGTTGTTAAAGGCTCGCCAGTGGGGTGGTTCAACAACTTCACAGCTGTATATGGCATGGTTACAACTCATTCATAAGGTCGGACTTAATTCTCTTATCATTGCTCATCAAGGTGCAGGTTCTGATGAAATCAAGGATATGTTCGACCGTATGATTAAGGCTTACCCTATATCTATGCTCTATAAGCTGGGGGAAACATACAATGAGAACGAGTCTAAACTGGTAGGTGTAGGACATTCAGGTTCTATCCATCGTGTACCACAACGTAATTGTAAGATAAAGATTGGTACTGCTGAACGCCCAGACTCTTGTCGTGGTGGAGATTACAACCTTGTGCATTTGTCCGAGGTTGGACTATGGAAGACTACTGACGGGAAAAAACCTGAAGATATTGTGCGTTCTGCCTGTTCGGGTATTTTGTTAAAGCCCTATACGATGATTGTCTATGAGAGTACGGCTAATGGTACAGGAAACTTCTTTCAACGTGAATACGATGCAGCAAAGCGTGGAACTTCGCAGTTTGAAGCAATGTTTGTATCTTGGTTTGATATTGAACAGTATTCTTTGCCATTTGATAATGATGATGAAAAAGCAGATTTCGCTATATGGCTTTGGAAAAATAAAAACAACGTAACGCCATCTTCTGCACGTGCTGAAAGTGGAAAGTACCTGTGGTGGTTGTTTGAACAGGGTGCAACATTAGAAGCAATCAACTGGTATGTACAAGAACGTGCTAAGTATAACGAACATGCTCCAATGGCATCAGAATATCCATCTGATGACGTTGAGGCTTTTGTACATTCGGGTGAACGTGTTTTCGATAAGTATAAAGTTGATGAGTTCAGAGCATCATGCAAACCGCCTAAGTATATTGGAGATGTTTATGCAGATGGTGACTCTGGTAAGGATGCACTTAAAAATCTTCGCTTTACAGAAGACACGCAAGGGTTACTATGGATTTGGGATTTGCCAGAGATTGATGATAAGGAGATTGTTACTAACAGATATCTTACAATAGTTGATATTGGTGGGCGTTCGAAAAAAGCTGACTGGTCTGTAATATTGGTTATCGACCGACTCTTTATGATGGACGGTGGAAGACCTCAGGTGGTGGCACAATGGTATGGGCATATCGACATGGATATACTTGCATGGAAAGCTGCACAAATAGCAGCTTTCTATGATAACTCATTACTTGTTATCGAGAGTAACACACTTGAGACGCATGACAAGGAAAGACAAGTGGACGGAGATTTGTCTCACTTTATTCTTAATCAGATTAAAGATGTCTATCCAAATCTGTATGCACGTAAACAGACAGAAGACGAGATTAGGGAAGGTCTGCCTCGTAAGTATGGTTTCCATACCAATGTTGCAACTAAGCCAATGATTATATCAACGCTTATCAAGGTTGTGCGTGAACATTTGTACACAGAACGTGACGAGCGCTGTTTAGATGAATATGTGGTTTATGAGAAGAAGCAAAATGGAGCCTTTGGAGCTATTATAGGAAAGCATGATGATTTGTTAATGACTCGTGCCATTGGACTTCACATTTGCTTCTTTGAAATGCCCATACCAACGATTGTTCTGCGTGTCAAGATGCGTGTCCCCAAAAAGAAGAAAGCAGTATCAGCTGCAACAATATAAGTTTAATTTAATATATAATAAGATGATGAATGTTTTTAAAAAGTTGAAAGCTTACCTACGCTATCGTGAAGCGGTAAGAAAGGCAAATGAGGCACATGAGAGAACTGGTGAACGTTATTATGTTATGCCAGCTTCAGGTACAAAGAAAACGCTCCTTGTCATGGACAGATTTAACTTCCGTCGACTAAAGCACAAAGGCTATATCACCAATAAGGCATTTGTTGCTGACCTTGAAAGAGAGTGCTTTTATGCTACCCCATATAGAAATGGAACAGCAGAGATGCCTAACTCTGTTATTGAGCTAAAGAAACAACAATATTACTCTTGGTGCAATGGGAAGATACAACGTAAGACAAAAACAAAGTCTTGAAGGTATTGCAACGCTTACCAATGACTCCTTAGCGATAGAGAATATTCAAAAGAATGTAAACAAGAAAAGATAAAACAAAAGGCGTAAGATTTATTCCTACGCCTTTTATTGTTATGCTGCCCTTAATGCTTGGTGCAACTGGTTCACTGCTTGCATATTTGCTCCCTGCTGTGCCTGTTGCATGATTTCAGGAGAAACGCCCTGCGGTGTCTGCCCCTGCTGCACTTGCTCTTTCTGTGATTGTATGCTCTGCAACAATTCGTCCGCAAATGGGAAATTACCATGTTCAAGTAACTGTTCCACGCTGATGGCATTTGCTTGCCATAACTGCATCAATACATCATTTGCAAGCTGACGATAAGCAGGAGTTGATGTGCTTTCTGTTATCGACAAATCAAACTCAACGTCTCTAATCTTCTTTGGGTCGTATTCAATTTGTGCGCCTGCCTTACCAGCAATGTTGAATACTCGCTTACCATCATAGAACTGTTGAATATTCTTCACGTCTTTGTAAGCACCATCGACAACGAAATACGAGAAACTTTCCAACATGTCAAGAAGAGACATTGTAGCGTTTTGCGTTTCTTGGTTGTACTTGGCTGCACTTGTGCCAGCATATCCAGGTTTACCCTGTAATGCTCCATTAACACCTGAAATATCCTCGAAGAATTTGAGCTGCAAATTAAGTAGTTCGGTTATACCTATATTTGTAGAGTTATTAGCTACCTGATGGGGGATTTGACCGCTTTTTGATGGCTTGAAGACAATAACACCATTAAACTCTGCCCAACTCTCTGCAATATCTTCCATGCTTACTCCATCAGGTAAACTATCCTCAGGCATAAGCAATACACCTTTGGCACTGGCACGCATAATCCAGTCGTAAAGAGTGATAAGACGGTTTGTGTATCGCTGCTGGTCTATCACATCTGCCACAAACGAATGTATCTCTCCATCAATAAATGGATATGCCTTGAACACGTACGGATGGCTACCATGTTCAAAAGGAGTTTCTCCCTCTTTCAGAATATCACCGAATGGAGAAAGGTAGTAGAAATACCAATAATCGTCCATAAACCAAGTAGCTTTAACAAGTGGCACTTCTTCTGGTGGCATCCCTGTAGCCTCAGCCATTTGCATACGCTGCTCATTTACTGAAACGACGTCCTTGTAATAATCTTCTTCATCTATTTTGTAGATATCGCCATTAAGATAGTCGTGGCAACGATAGCGCGGCTTCTGTTCCTTGCGCCAAACTTCTATAACACGACACCTTCCAGGCTCACTTGTAAATAGGAAATCGTAATTATTAAGCCTACTGTAACCAAAACGTTCTGCATAATTGGCAAGAAATTCTTTGCGTGCAGCCCATTTGTAAATCTCTTTTAGCTTTTGATAATCTTCGGGAGTCTCTGCAAACTGTTCACATAGTTGTCCAAAGCTAATATCATGCACCTCTCCTAAGCAACCAACATCCCAACCGCGAAAATCACGCATATTGTTATCGATAAAGAAGTTGTTAGGTTGAACATAATCCGTCCAGCAATCTTCCTTACCATTACGCCATCCATAACTTTTGCGATGTACAATAAAAGCTGATATCAAAAACTCTTCCATTGTACGTGCATATACCTCGCTCATTCTGTTGAGCTGCATATTACATTGCAGAATGGTAGACATTGTTTCTCCAAGTTTCTGCTCATCTCTATCTCGTGCTACACATGTAGGCTCTTTCGATTGCGAGCGATATACGCCAAGTACATTACGAACAAGCCTTCGTATAAGATTGTTCTTTAGCGGAACGTTACCTTGTTGCTTGATATATTCTTCCTCTGTCATCGTTTTGCCATCGACGCAAATCTTATCGTCCCATTGGTCTCCGTAGGTGTATCTCTTGTTTCTCTGTCTATCTTTTCGGAACTGATCCATTTCGTTCCAATAGTGTTGAGCTTCCATCAGCACGTCAAAAGCCCTACGATTCTCAAAATTGTTTGCACGAAAAGCAACCGTATCCATTTCCTCATTTTTTGTATTTGGAGTAATACGGCTCATCGGTATCAGCTTCTCCTTTTTATTTGTAACAGTATGCATATTGAAATCCAATTTAATAGTGTAGGCAAAGATAAACAATGCCTACACTATCATAAGTTTAACTATTTACGTGTCTTGTTCATTTCTTCAATCATCTCTTTTTTTAGCTCTGTAAGCTCTTTCTCTATTGAGAGATGTTCTGCTCCATCATTAGCTTCTTTCAACTCTTCATTGAGGGCATCAATATCCTTACTATAGTCTTCGAAAATCTCATAACGAGCAAACTCTGGAGAGTTATATAGAAAATCAATCTTATCAGCATAATCAAAGAGACCTTTGTCAGTGTCATTCTCATAATGCTTCATTCTTGCCTTTAAAACATCATGCTCTTCTTTAACACGAAAATACTCATTGTTGATTGCACGTGCCTCTGTACGCTCATCTCCATTCTTCAAGATTCTATTGAGTACCAAGAAACTTTTTGGGTCATATTCTCTTTGTCCTGCTATTGTCTCTGCGCTCTTAGAAAGTTTATCTATAGTACCAGAAACACCACCAAAATATCCATTAAGGAGATATTCTATCTGCGCTGGGTTAATATCAACAGAGCCCTTAGTGTAAGCGTCTCCACCTGTAGCCTTGTTAAGCGTCTTAGCTATTCCAACAAGATATTTGTTAGCACTCTTGTACGCTTTTGTCCATTCTGGCATGTACTTATTATAAGGAGTGTCTTTATAGATAGGCATACCTGTCCAACCCTTATTGCTATAGACTTCTGCTAATGGTTTAACAGCACTTGGCACAAATGCCTTAACACCGCCTCCACCTTCTAAGAAGTCAATAGGAAGAACCTGAGTTGCTTGCCCTGCTATCGCCTTACCTAACTCTGAGCCTGTGAAATGTTCCTTTCCACTCATAGCGCTTACCATAAGTTCGCCCATGCCATAGATTGCACGATACTCTACAGGCAATGGTATAGATACCCATTGGTCTCCTATCTTAAACAAGATATTGCTACGCCTTACATATTCAGGCAAGTTCCAATAACTATTTGCATCTGCGTCATCATCTCCGTCTCCCATTCCTATACCTGCAATTACAGCACCAAGTAAGAACATTATAGCTGAAGCTGTAAAAGCCTTAGCAGGATGTTTCTTAAACTGTCTACCAAAGTTTGTTGTACCTTGTATTGCGGCATTCCAGAAGACAAACCCGCTGCGTCCTATACCCGAAACAAAAGCACTGGCAGTACCAATTTTTGTCTGCCCAACTGCGTTCATAAACTTCGCACCACTACCTTTCTTATTGAAGTTTACAGATATTTCTTTTGCATCGTAAATAGAACGTTCTACTGTTCTACCCATCTCACGTGACGTAAGATAAGCTGCAAAGCGTGCGCAGTTCTCAACAGCACGATTATATTCATCAAGTTTTTCTCCAAGTAAATTAAAAGCTTTTGTAATACTTAACTTACCATTAGCACGCTTCAGTTCTCTACGAATATCATTCTTATGCTGCTCGATATCTCTCACGTTAGCATAGCCTGTTTCGCCACCATTCATCATAAACTGATAGAACATATGTTCCAGTTTATTATTCATGTCAAGCGTTCCTTTTCTATGCTTTGCAAGAAGGACTTTTATTTGTGCAGGGTTGCAACGTGCAATGTTTCTATGGAAGCGTAATGCGTAATTCGGATTCTCCTTTACCCATACTATTGAGTTAGAGAAAAGCATATCTCGAATAAAGTTTGATACAACAAAATCTGGATTTCTTGTAGTATAGAACGCACTTAGTTGTCTATTAACCATCTCTCCAGCTTTAAGAATAGCACCGATAGCACCTGATGTATCATTGTCTGGATTAGTCTGCCCATTGAGAGCTTGAGCTGCTCGTGGATTACCGTTAAGTGTTAAAACATAATCTCTTCCTCCACGCTTAACAAGTACTTGATGCTGACGCAAGTCACGGCTATCAACAACTCTATAAGGAATATTTGCAGTTTCCTTTCCATGCTTATACTTGTCTGGAGCCTGCTCAGCAAGCTTTTTCATTTTATCTTCAAACTCTTTCAACTTCTGTTCAATATCCTCTGCTGAGTCATTTTCCTCAAAGTTGTCAGGGAATACTGGCTTCCATTCGTCTGCCACATCATCATATTTTAACCACATGTCACTAATGCTAACGAGGTCGCTTGGATGATTGAGTACAAAGTTAAAGAAGCGCTGTTTAACAAGTTTGTTTCTATTTCCCTGCGTTATAGCACTCTCAGCCATACTTTGCATATTCGCAAAAGGGTCATCAGCTTTAGAAGAACGTCCCTTGGCAACTTTGATTGGTGCATTGAAAGCGCTATTCTGATGCAAAAGGTATGCGTATGCTTCCTCGCTTGTGGTCTCATCAAAGCCACGAAGTGGAATATAGTATTTGTACATATCGCTTATTTTCTCATAAGTTTCCTTGTCCATCATTCCACACTCATAACTTTTAGACAAGATAGCTGCATTTACTGCATTTACCTTATCCCACAAATTGGTAGTGTCATGGGTATTCTCGTACTCTGATACCATTACTTCCGCATCTACTTCTGCCTCTGTTACATCATCTTTACCTGTTAATGCAGTAAGTCCGGCATAGTCGCGATATTCTGCAAGACCTGCACGTGCGCTCTTTTGAGCATCGCTTAACTTTTCGTTATTAAGGATATCTTCTATCGCACGCTTACGCATGACAGCATTACGTTCCAGACCATGCTTTGCCATCATGTAATCTACAAGTTCTGCACGTTCTTGTGCATTCTTGCAAATCTTAGAAACTTCTGCAAGCATTGGCTTAAACAAAAGGTGCGCAAAAGCATCCGCCTCTGCTTTATTCACTGATGACAATCTGTTTTCACCTAAGTAGGCATTTTCATAGCCATCAATGTCTTCAATGTTAACATTCTTTCCCTCAGCCTTAGTAATAGCATTCATAGCCTCTTTGAGAGCAAGCATGCTATCTTGTAAGGCTTCTTGTGTCTGGAACATAGCTCTATTAACACGCTGCTCGTACTTCTCTCTTGCATTAACTTGCTTTTTCTCATTTGAATCATCTTCTCTATATAGAATTCCTCGTTCAGCTACATTAGAAGAATCAGTGTTCTGCTGATTATAGTTCCCAACCTTTAATTCATTTTGCTTTGCTATATCTTCAGCCTCACCTAATATGCTGCGATATCTACCTGGCTCTTTCATGTTTTCATAACTGCGCCATAGCAAATAACGAAGTTCATTGTCACTCAACTCCGTAGCTGACCAGCCCTCAAAACCGATACTATGCAACATCTTTAGGAATAAACTTTTTATCTTATTCCATATTGCATAATGAACCCTCTCAAAGTCTGTTCGTTCTGCCAGTCCTGCAAGATACTCTTCTGTCGCTGTGCGGAAGTCCCAGTTGTTATTTGCCGCTTGACTTGTTATAATACGTCTTATTTCTGGCTCTACATTCTGATATACGTTATCAAGGAACGTCTCGAAGTGTTCACCAAACAATTTCCTTAGTCCATAATGAGCTACAGCCTCATGTAGCAGAGTCTTCTCTACATCTTCTACACTTGAATGATTAGGGATGACTATGGTAATTTTTCCACTACTCTTAGAATAGAATCCTTTTGCCTTAGCTTTCTTGCCCTGCAAACCGTTACTATCTGTAACGACTTCAACATTATCAAGGTGTAACCTGTCTGCAAGTTCGCTTATACGGCTCATCATGCGCTGACGTTCCCTTTCTGCAAAAGCCTTGTGGTCTTCCTCGGTACGGTTGTTCTTACCAAGCATCTTTGCTACTGGGTCATTGATAAAACTCAACTCACCATTAGTGTATGAACCATAACCTTCTCGCAATTTTTCTTCATCAATGTTTGGATTTACAAAATCAGAGCGGTATCTTATATCATCATCCAGCGTAGAGAAATTACCATTATTCTCCGTTGCACTTTTTATTTGATTAGGGTCAAAAGCTACAACCATAGAGGTTTCTCCATCTGTTATTATCACACCGTCATTTCTTTCAGACTCTTCTATCATAAGCGATTGGTAATTATCCCAAAACTCTATAACGTCATTGTCTTTGAAAACATTACTACCAAGACCATTCTTTTTACACCATTCCGAATTGACTACCAAAGGATTTCTTAAGCTTACATAAGCGTCTATTACCTCGCCCCTGCGACTTGCGTTAAATTCAGAAATAGAATAATCATTTGCTATTCTCCTATTGCTTATAAAGAAAAAGCCTTTTTCATCGTAGCTATAACGACTACCTATAAAATCTGTACTAAATTTCCTTAAGCCATTGGTTAATGTTCCATGATATACCACCATTGGTTCACCGTTCTCATCAACAACTTTTGATGAATTTTTGATAGGCTTGCTATTACGTAGCTTTTCTATTCTTGCAGCTTTCTCCCAATCTCCAAACCAGCTCTTGAAAGTCTGGGTTCTTACTTGTATCCATTGTCTTTCATTCAGCTTAGTAGGTTTACCATTAGGGGCTTTCATATAAGTGCCATCTGCCTTAGCTTTTTCAACGATTAGCTTTTCTTCATCAAGATAGCGCTTGCCATATTCAACATCTTCCTCCATGGCACCTCTATCGTGTGCACTATCATCAATATTGATAACATCCATGAGATGTAAGCCGCTATTAGAAAATGCGGTCTTAATCTTAAAGATAGATTTATTTGTATCTCTTGTATCCTCTCCAAGTTCATAATTTCCATATAAGATAGCAGAGCGACCACCCATCTGATTGACATAAGATATTATTTGCATAATATTCTTATGACTATCTACATCTGTTAACTTTGTCCATGGAAGGAATACGTTTCCTGTGATATGACCAGCTTGATCAAGAATAATAAGACTCATTTTCTTGTGCTCACCAAGACGATGACTACTAACATACTCTGCAATACTTTCTGGGCCTACGACTCTGAAAGCGAACTCAGGGTTCCAGTCTTTTGCAAATACCTGCTGGCTAAACTGATATACATTAATAGGGATATTATTGTGTTCATCAGGCAAAGGAATGTTTCCATCTTCAAGCCTTCCGTCTTCTGAGAACATACCAAATTTGCCGCTTGTGGTATTAATAATAATTGCTGGCATCACTTTTCCTCCAAAGACTTCCTTTATCTTCTTTTGCACATCCATATCTTGCTTACTTGCAGATATGTTTCCACTTGGATGGTTGTGAACAAACAGCACCTTATCTGGATTAATAGCATCAGCAGCCACAATAGCTTGCTCGATAGGAGCTAAGGTTGTAGCGTATGAGCCAATAGAGAGATGAAGAACCGTTGGCGTTCCATCTTTTATCAACACCAGAAACGAGTTTTCGACAGATGATGTTTCAAGCTGTTTGAAAATATATGCAATATCTTCAATACTTTCAACATGCTCCTTTCCTGTAAAACTAAAACCGTTACTTTCTGTATATCTACGTTCCACGTGACAAACCTCGCCCTCTTCTAAAGGACGTAGACGTAGACGTGTAAGGTCGTAACCCACTTTTCTTACAGTCTCTTTGGCTTGGTGGTAAGCCTCGCTTTCTACGCTTGAAAGTTGCTCGTTCTCTTTTCTACCTACATAATCCTCAATTGCATCAAGTTGAGCACGCAGCAAAGTGCGTTCTGTCGTATGATAACCGCCATTGGACCAATTCTTTGCAACATTGACATATGAGCCGTACGCAGTATCTAATGAGGTCTTTTCGTCCTCAAGCGAGTTCATATACCTCTCCACAGCTTCCTGAAACTCTTTATTATGGCGACGGTCATATTCTTCCATGTAGAAGTTCCATTCTTTACTATCACCTTTAGCGATTTCCTTTAAGAGTTCGTCGTCTGTAAGTTTAGAAATTGCTTGATTCACATTCTTATTTGGTGAATCACTGAAATCTACTTCGCTAAACAAATTACCCTCTGTAAAACTCCTGATGGATGAAGAAACATTAAAGAGTGGCTCTTCTGCTGCTCTTTGCTCATTTACTTCCTTCTCAAAAGCATGACTTCGGGCAGCATCGTTAGCAGATAAGGCATCCTTCTTTATCTGAAAGCGTGGGTCACCTTTTAATTTGTTGAAGCGTTTGCTAAGTGGTATAATATTCCTGTTATCATCATAAGTAATAATATCAGGAAGTTTGCGATTGTTCTTAGTGTTACTATAAAGATAATCTTTGTCGTTTATAAAATCATTCTCATTACCATACCCAAACTCGGCAACATCGTTTCCGTCAAACCAAACCTCATCGATTGGAACTTCTTGTTCTATTATTCTAAAATCGCGTCCCCAACCATGGACTCTTGCATTTTCCACTGCATAAGTGTAACTTGGTGTTACCCAATCTCCATTACGAAAGCTCCCCTCTTTTACAGAAGAAGGTACGCTGCGATACATTGTTATGGTTTGACGCTTATTTTTAATAACATTTCTAAGGTTTTTAATAGCTTCTTTTCTTGCATCATCTGCATGCCGATAGCTGCTATCACTTGTTAGAAAGTCTAAGTTCATAGGGTCGATACCGCCATTAATATAGTCATCTAAACTGGTATCTCCATCAAACTCATCATTCTCGTATGCCTCCTTGCGTTTCTCCCTTGAAAAGAAATAGCCATTGCCATAAGGAGCAGCTCCATTGAAAGCAGATGTCCCTTGATAATCAGAATTAGACGTATAGCCATTTCTTTCTGCAGCTTCATTCACCAATCGTCTGGCGGTATCCATGTCGCCACGCTGAACAGCTTCAAGATATTGTTTATCTCGCTCGGCTGTTTCTATCTCAATGTTATCATCTCCTATAATGGACTTATTTTTATTAGCATTAAGTCTTGTCGCATTTACAAGGTCATATAGAATTTTGTCCGTAACTTCATCTATATTGCTAAAACTTCTGATATTAAAGACGCTCTTGCCAACCCATTCCCAGAAATTGCGGAGTGCTTTCTTTATGTTAAGAAGCATGGTTGTCGCTTTTGCCTTTTCCAATACGCCTTCAGCTTCATCTATGACCTTCTGCGCTTCTGATATCATTCTCGCTGAGTTCTCTCTGCCACTGATGCGACTCAAAACCTCACTTGCAATAGCATCTTCATTATTCGTAATATTGGAATAGTTTGGGTCTGCAACAACCTCATTCCATACAGGGGTTTCTTTCAATAACGCTTTTATACTATTCCAGCCTTTCTTATTCTTTGACATCATCGCTTCTGCCCACAAATGCGTGTACTCATGGATTGGCGTGTCAGGGTTGATGCCTGTTTCTGTAAGATAAATCTTGCCATCCACTGTCCAACCGTAAATAGTGCCTTGTGGGGTACGTAGGGAGGTTGCTTGGGTGTTGGCAAGCAACTCTTGCGCTTGCTCATCAGTAGCACGCACAACCTCTATACCTGCCTTGTTTAAGGCTGACAAGGTGGTGTCTGTGGCTAACCGCTTTGCCTCTGTATCGTTAGATAATGTTTCTGTTGAGTGCTGGAGTTCTGCCGTCTCTGGCTTCGTTCTCTCGCTGCTCTCAATAGGATGCTCCACCCTAACATCACCCTCTGTTTTCACAGAAGAGTATTCTGCAAAAGACTTGGTCTTGCGCTTACTACTGTCTATCCACTTTTTAAACTCTTCTTTGCTAACCTCTGTAATGTTGCCCAGTCCCTGCCAACCATCTTCATAGTTGGAAAGGTAGGCTTTCTTTGCACTCTCCATGTCAGAAAAGCCGTACATTACCTTATGCTCGTCAAAAGAACCGTCTTTGTTCACTTGGTCGATGACGAATACATTGCCAGTCTCAGGAGTATCAGAAAGGAAAATGTCGATATGATCTCCGTCCACGCTTTCAGTCCCACGAATGTAACCGTAAGTGTTGTGCATCTCGGTTTCCCATTCCTTTCCGTTTACATCTTTTCCACGTCTAACACTACCCTTTGGCTGCTCAATAGTAATGTCCATACCGTCTACCTTGATGTGTCCCTTACGATAGTTACCAGCCTCTTTCTGTGCTTCAGTAGGATTGGTATCAACCTTTGCCTCCTCTTTTTTGCGCGTACGTTTAGCCTTATCTTCTGCCGCTACACGTTCAGCCATTGCGAACAAATCTTCACTTTTTGTAGGCTTTTCTAAATAATTGTCTACATTTTCTTGCTTTGTATCAGAAGATTGCTTATCTTTGCTTTCAGAAATAACAGTGCTTTCGGGAGTAGCAGTGTCATTCCCGTTGCCCTTATGGGTCTTATCAGTGTCCGTAGTATTGCTAAGGGCACTGTTTTTCTTTTCAAACATGGTAAGTAGCCATGTTTTCTTTTCATTATCCCATGTTAATCGAACAGTTGCTTGATATTTTTCGCTCTCCAGCTGTACACGGTTATCTGTACGTGAAGTAACAACCATATCATCAAGAATTTCTTGCAAATTAGAAATTACTTCAGGATGATACATTGATAGTTTAGCAAGTCCAAAACCATCACTATGTGCAGTACCAGCCTTGCCCCAAACTAAATCAATATCGCCAATATCCTTGTGGTGTAAAGCAGCAATAGCTTCACCATTTTTCTTTCTTAGCAAAAATTCTACAGCTTCATTAGCCTTGCCTTTGAATTGGTCATATATAGGACCAAATTCTCCCTGTCCTATAGGTTGAGGCTCTGCTGTGCTTTCTCTTTCAGTTCCTCCTTGATTGGCTTCTGCCCCATCGATATTCTCACTTCGTCCTCTTGGCGTAGCATCTCCATTGCTTCCTGTTCTCCCTTCTTGGCTTGCTGAACTATCACCAGCCAAAACATTGCTTCTTTGTTGTCCATTATATTCTATATTTAATGTTTCTTTGATTGCCTGCACAAGCGAACGTGGTGTATTATCAGGTTGCTCGAACAGAGTTTCTTCTTGCGTGCCTTGTATAAGGTCGTACATCTTGTTGAATGTACCCTGTATAAAGCTTTGATTATCGCCCTTATACATGGTAGCAAGCAACAATGCAAAGTTACTATATTTCTCCGCAGGAAGATAACTTTCACCTGTGTTATCGTCAATAGCATACTGCCTCTTCCATGCCTCAACAGCCATACGAGCATCCTTGTGATTGGTTGCAGCCATAAACTGTGCATCATGCGAAAGGGCATAATAAGCCATGATAGAGTTTTGAATTTCCTCCACCATTCGCTCACTTTTCGGATTGTCATAGTCTCTGTAAGCAGTCGCAAGGATAGCCTTTTGCGCCTTGGTTGGCATAGTATTAAACATCTCTTCGAGCTGCGTACTACCACCCTCGAAGATGCTCTGATACATAATACCCTTGATATCATTCTTCGCTTCTGCAGTAATGTTGCCTTTACTATCAAATGCACTCTTATACTGTGTTGGACTAATTATCCCATTAGCATTTAGCCATTTCAAAGCGTCCACGCCGTTGCTATCAACAAGCTCTGCAAAAGAAATATTCTCGTCATTTGTTCGCAAAAGAATGTTTGCAAAGTTCTTCATCTTGTCACCAAGTTTCTTAACTACATTCTTAGGCTTGATACGTTCTGTACCTCCACTTTCCGTGTCGCTTGCAACGAATTGACCCAGTGCGATTGCATCTTCATCGTTCACATTGAGCATATTAACAAGTACAGGCTTATCCATTGCTGCAATGTCTTCTGCTCTTAGACCAAATGATTCCGCATTATCCATGAGATACTTTTTGTACTTATCGCCTTGTTCCTGATGATTGTCCCACATCTCACGAAGTGCAGCACTTCTATTATTACCTTGAATAACCTCTCCACGACTGTTCACTGTTGGTGCGCCCGTATAAGCTGTAACAGACGATGTAATTTCTTCTGGACGAATATTTGCTGCAATCTTACGTGCTGCACCTACGCTTGCATCGTCTTTACGCTCTTTTGGTTGTGCCTCGTCTATAAAGTGCTGTGGATTTCGTTGCCTATTCTTATGACTTGGTTGCAACTGATTAGCTTCAATGATTGCAACGTGTCCTGTCGGAATGTTATCATCGTCAAATTTAACCTGCACTTCTTTACCTTGTACGGCTGCAAGTGGCTCTTGTCTGTCCACCTTATCACCGTTTACACGCCTGTAACCTCTTGCTCGTGCATCTGGAGCCTTATCTTCTACAAAATCAGGAACACCGTTCAATGCTTCACGCTTGATGCGTTCCGCTTCTTCTTGCTCTGCACGCTCCTTATCCTCCTGCTCCTTGCGAAGACGTACAGCTTCTTCCGCTTTTCGCTGTTCCTCTGCTTGTATTGCTGCTTCACGCATACGGTTAACAGCTGCAATCTTCCTCCAATGTGCAAGTGTTTGCTTCGCCTGTTCTATAGCAGCACTGCGTTCTTTCTCCGCTGCAATTTTCTCTGCAATGGTAGTACCGCCCTTTGTTTTGGTTTTCTCAGCCTTTTTTACACCAGCTTCCAAATCAGATACCATATCATCGGCAACAGTCTGCGCCATACTCGTGTCTCCTCCCGTCTGCTCTACAATAGCATCCCATGCTGTTTCGGGGTCTGTCTGCTCATAAAGAGGCTGTCCAGATTCGTCTGTAGGAATGCGTTCCAAAGCTGTTGACGGCTGTGGTGCATTTTCTGCTTGCGGAGAATTTTCCACACTTTCAGTACCACTTACAGAGGTTTCAACATTGTTTTGTGGTAAATTTACCTCACTTTCTGATTGTACTGGTGCGCCCTCTGTATCATTATTGGTTACTTGTGGTGTTTCCTCTGTTGCTTGGGCATCAGGATTGAGTGCATCAAGTTCCTCTGCGCTAAACAGATTTACTTTCTTACCATTAATAGGCTGCTCTGTGTAGACTTCAAACTTACCGTCTTCATTCTGAGGGGCTGTTATACTTCCTCTAACAGTATTTCCATTCTCATCAGTGAGCGTAACCTCATCGTTTATATCGTAAGTATTGTTAGCCTTGTCAGTTGGTGCATGCTCTACAACCTGCGTTGCTGCAACTGCTGCTCGACGTGCCTCATCAACCTGCTGCTGTACTTGCTCTTTTGGCAAGAGGGTTGGTTGCTGCGCTCCGTCAATATCAACAAGCACCATATCAGGATTAACTTGTCCTGTTTTCTCGTCTATTGCATCACCAATTATAGTCAAAGAGTGTTGCGTGCCGTCTTCTTTGTCAATAATTGGATAGGTATCACCTTGCTTGAACTCTAATTTGCCGTCAATCTTGTCTGCCTGCTGCTGTGCAACTGTCTGTCGAATATTATCCGCTGCAGTCTCTTTTTCCTCTTGCACATTAATAGGCGTATCAACCTTGAAGATTGCAGAAGGGTCTGCCGTTTCAAGTTCTCCTGTCTTGGCATCACGCAATACAACAAAGTCATCAGAATGTTCATGATCAACACCACTACCATCGGGGAGCATTACAACGTTACCATTGACAATATACACTTGTCTATTATCCACTTTCATCGTTGCTGGATGAATAGCACCAGTATCAAGGTTTGTACGCTGTTCTACCTCAAGATTACTTTCATGTACTTTTGTGTCAATATCATCTTTCACACGCTGAATCATACCATTATAGGCTGCACGTGTATTGGCATAGTCGGTAAAAGCCTGCAACTGATCATCGTTAAACTCATCACTACGCTTCATATAGGCTAAGGTTGACGCACCGCCATCTTCACCTATCATGCGGTCAAGCGCATCTTCATCCCATCCAGTCGCTTTTGTCGCTTGCTTCTTCGCTTCGTCATAAAGAATAGCTGTATTGTTGAGTTCCTTTTCATCCTGTAAGTTGTAGCCCATACTGTAGGCTTCATCCATTGCGTTAAACTGACCCTCCAGCTTATTCTTTGTATCTTGTGCGTTAACACCATGTACAACAGCTGTACGATATTGATATTGTAAGGCTGCAATCTTCTGAGAGTTTGACAAAGACTTATCACTGCCAATTTTCTCCATTACACTACCTATCTGCTTTTCGTCAGCATTATCAATAGCGTCCTTGTATTCGTCCCAACGCTCACCAAAAACAGAACGTGCTTGTGCGTCAGCTTTGCGCTGTTCATGTGGTGCCTTGTATCGTTCTCTTGCATACCCTGCTGTGTTAACTCCGCTCATTATGCCACTCATCAGAGCTACACTATAGAACGTATCAAGATTAATCTTTGGATTGAACACTCCAGTGTGTGGGTCTGTGTCAAGTGTCATATCTCCATTGGTAACAGCATTGTAGAGATTATTTGCAACCTCCTCGAAATACTCTCCAGCCATTCCGTTCCACTTGGTTCTCTCTTGGAAATTTTTCCATGTCTTTGCCCAATTTGATGAACTCATGTGTTCAAAAGCATCAACGACCTTTCCTAAACCTATCTTACGTGCGCCACGACCAATCGCTGCATTTACTTTACCCATTCCTGGTAGATATTCACCCCACATTTCAGAGATATTCTCAGCGTACTGACCATTAATAGCCTTAGCGAGTGCCTTTACATCACTATATTCCTTGTTTTGGAAAATGTAACCTCCCTTACCATCCGACTGCACATCACCTGTCTTTCGATTGAGATAATCGCCTACAATCTTTGTTGGGCTATACATACCAGTAACTACACCTGCTTCCACAGCGTCCATTCCCACACGTGTTGCACCTTTAGCAAGTCCTGTAACGGCTTTTGCTATTGCTCCTTTACCGAACTTCTGTAAGGCTCTCTTTGCAACAGTCTTAGCAACACTTGCAGCAGCATCTTTGCCTACACCAGAGGCAGGATTTGTAGCCATTTGCGCCATAAATCCAAGAGTACCGACAAGGTTCTGACCTGCCCCAAATGCACCGCCAAGCTTATCAGAGGCTTCTGATTGTACGCTATTAGCAATAGCCGCAGCATCAAGAAGCATTTTGTCTTTATTAGTTGCTTTCCCTTCTTCGTAATTCTTTGCCGCACGATAGAGATTAGTAGCATTGAACGTGTCAGTTAACCCAAAATCATATGTTGACGGATCTGTCAAGCCTGCCATGATACCACCATATAGACGACTTAGAGTTCCAGCGTCCCCATATCTGTCTGCATTATTCTTAGCAACCGCAGCTTTCGATAGTATTCCAAGTGTCGACAATCCTGCTTTTGCTTCTTCTGGAACATACTGAAGGGCATTCCCTCGATTACTAAATCCCTCAAGCGCGTCGCTGACTGCTCCCAAGAAAGGGTGTTCCTTCTTGAAAGCCTCTTTCTTTTTGTAATCCTCGTCAAAAGCATCATTGACATTCTCAACGGCATCTTTGTAGAGATCATCAACCTTATCTTTCTCACGTTTCGCCTCGACACCTGTCTGTACACTATCTCCGTATGCTTTTGCACGTGCTTCATCTGTCGATACACCTACAAGTGGCTCTCCTGCATCATTTGTAACGATGTTTCCATGTTCGTCACGTGCTACTATTGGAGCAAACATTGAATGAACTACATCTCCATTTTCGTCGTATGTCAATCCAGCATCAACAGGGTTACGTAATTCTTTCCCTGTTGCCTGCATATAATCAATCTCGTCTTTCTTCTGCTGCATAACCTGCGGCATACCCAATTCCTTTGCCGCTTTCTTATCGCCATGTATGGCATCATCAAAAGCTTTAACGATTGTAGGTTTACCAAAACGATTTTGCTCACGCTTTACACGCTTAGCTTTAGCTTCGTTACCTAATTGTGCAGCACGTTGTACGTGTGGATTTGTAGGATTGTTACTACGCTTAGCCTGTTCTCCAAGAACTTCGGCACGATGTTCTTCTGAAAGATTATAACCTACAGGCTTAGGCTTTAAGAAATCAGCTCCTTTTCCAAATGAGTCTGACAAAAGCGGCTTACTAACTTGCGGTGTGCTCTGTCGAGGGGGTACACTTGGACTTGTAGCAGGTTTTGCTGTTGGAGTAGGTGTAGCTTTTGGTGCCGTATGCTCAAGCGAGAAAGCATGAAGTCCTTGCTTTCTCGCATTATCGAAATGCTGTAAAGGGATGTCATAATCGCCCTTTTGCGCATCACGCATACGGATAGTAGCACCCTTGTATGCATCTGCATACGATTGAATACCGTACTTATCGACATTTTCCTTAGATACCTGATGTTCTTTTCCGTCAACTGTTGTGATAGTGTATGTTACCTTATTTGGCATAATGTATTAATTTAACGGTGGTTTATTTGTTGTGGTTTGTTTTGCCGTAGGCTTTGTTCTGTTACGACGATAATTGTTTGCATTGAAACCTCCTGTCGAAGTTGATTTAGATGGTGATGCGCTTGTCATTCCTAACACACTACGAACTTCGCTATCCATAGAAGGGAAGTCCCCTATATTAGAAACAACAATTGCAGCAATTCCATCTTTACTTTGCGTCTTCTCCAACTGTTCCGCTATGGCGTTGTAATGTTGAGCTGTCTTACGGTCACCTGCTTTACGATAACGTTCTGCGGCTACCTTTGCTTTTTTCACCATTGATGGTGCAAGAGAGGTTAGAGCACCTTTCCTGTCTGCTGAATATGCATAAATATTGCCATCCTTGAGTCTAATTGTCTCTTTTGCGCCTTTATCTGTAACAGAGCCCTTAGTCGTGCCATCAGCATTGTGCGTTGCTCTAAAATGGCTTTCTGCTTGACTAATTCGTGCAGCGCCTTGTGCTTCGCTTACTCTGTTATGACGACCAGCTTCTGCTATCTGGGCACCTTTCAGTCCCTCGCTTGCCTTGTGTGCACGTTCTGTTTCCGCTAAGGCTTTTCCTTTGTACTCCATACCTTGAGCAAACTGACTACCTCGTTGATCATGGTCTTTTTGCCATTGGTCATCCTTGACATTGTCACGATCTTTCTTGTATTGGATTTCTGCAGCATCTTTCTTTTGGTTGTACAAATCTATACCAAGCTGGCGCATCCAATTTCTATCTTTATCCTTTCTTTCGTCGTCTGCCTGCCTTGCTGCCATAAGATTTCTGATATACGCATTTTGCTGCGCATCTCTGTTTGCACGCAACTTTTCCCACTTGTTTTCCGTCTTAGCAGATTGTGAGTTCTCATGCCTATACATGTTAGGAGCATACTTTGTTGTGAAATAAAGGTTAGATAGTGCTGATATACCGTCACTAATAGCAGAGAATACTTTCTCACGTTTCTCTTTCTTCCGCTCATTAGCTAACTCTTCTTGTGTTGGAGGTTGATACGGATTGAGCTTCGTAAACATATCAGTGTAAGACATACGGATAGGTGCTGCTGCAGGAATCATTTTCTCCTCTCCTTTTTCAGCAACACTCTGCTCAATGCTCGGGGCAATAGGAACTGAAACAGAAGGTGCGGTGTTGTTACCGCTAATATTTCCTGCTTGAGTTGTCGGAACAGCCCTATTTTCCCTCAAGTGGGCATTCTCGGCTCTCTGCTGCGCTACACCTGCAGCACCCAATGCTGTTTCCGTTTTCACTCCAATAGCTGGACTTGCAGGCTGTGGAGGCTGTGACATAGGGGCAGGCTTACCTAAAATATCATTTATAGCACTCATATTCTTCGTTTTGAATTAGAATGGAATATTACCAGCTGCCCCAGTAACACCTTGAACAGCTTGCCCAATAGCGTTAGCCTTGTTCTGTTCAATCTCGTTGAGTTGATTGTTAAGCGAAGTATCACGCTCTTGAAACTGATTTTCGATTGCGTCTTTTCTCTGTTCACCATTAACGGCAATCTGTGCGGTTGCATCAGAAAGAGCTTTACCGTTTGCTGCCTTTGTCGCAGCGGCACTTTCTTCTGTACCACCCATCACGGCAGCTGCTCCCTGTGCGGCTCTATTGCGATTCTTAATACTTTCCTCTGTCATAGTTAAGATACGCTGAGCATCTGCACGCTGTGTTGCATCCTCGTTATAACGTCTGTCAAACCAGTCTTGATTGGCTTTTTTCTGCGCCTCTACATTGGCTTTCATCTTCCTCATTGCTTTTGATGCGCTGATACCTCCAAAAATACTACCTGCGGCACCAATTGCTGCTCCGATTAATCCCATATTGCGTTGTCTATTAAAAGTTATCTATTTTCTGCGAAAATAACACATTACTTTTGCATGGTTAGTTTAACTTTTAATACACCAAATAATATGACTACTGAAAAGAAGAAAGGAGGACGACCTAAAGGAATAGCGAAGACAGGCGGTCGTGTTGCAGGGACGCCAAACAAAGTTTCAGGGAAAGTGAGAAGTATTCTTGCAAATGTAACTGGCAGTTACTATGACTCTGACTTATTTGAGAAAGATTTAGCAAGTCTTGAACCTAAAGAGCGTATACAAGCAATGGAGAGATTTACTGCTTATATTGCTCCAAAATTACAAGCAACAACTCTTGACGTTGCAACAGAGACCAAAAAGACCATCGAGGACAGACTTATCGCTTTGTCTGGTGGAGGCAAATAGAATCTACAAAATACTACTATAGAAACGCTTTTATTAGATTGTTGAATTAATTGAATTGATTTGTTTTAGTTAAAAGGGGATTGTTCGTGAGAATAGTCCCTTTTTTCTTTGTAACTAATTTAATTACAAGTATTTATAAAATACTCCCTATATGTCGCACTTTGGTGTTTTTTATGTCTTTTACAATGCTCCCTATATGTCGCACTTATATCATTTTCTTGGCTTCAAGAATATGATATTTATACGCAAAAGTATAATTGCAAACGAACGTTAATTTATTTCTTCCGAAGAAATCCCACTTAAAACACATTTCTTCCGAAGAAATCCCACTTAAAACACATTTCTTCCGAAGAAATCCCACTTGAAACACATTTCTTCGGAAAAAAGTGCACAAAGTAAAGTAAAATAAATAATATACATCTACCGCGCGCGTGTACGTACGCGAGGAGCATTCGTCTTTTGTTAACGAAAGTAAAAAAGAAAACCTACAAAAGAAAGTCCTTCTGTAGGTTGAAAAGTGAATTAAAAACCTTTGCCTTTCATTCGCTCGTAGACAGCCGATTGTTTCTTGTCTTGATTTTCTATTTTGAAAATAACCATTGAGCGATTGGGAATGCTATCAGGGAGTTGCGCTGCGAGTTTTGCAATAACTTCATCAACGTTGTTGAAACCGACATCAGTTATCTCGGCTAACTTACGTCCTTGAAAAAACGCTTCCCCATGTACTTGGTAACGGTATGATAGTTTAAAACGTTCTTCTTTCGGTTTTTCTTCACGTCGTGACGGTTTATCAGAGAAGAAAATAAAATCAACAACTTTTTCGTTGAGTTCCCATGCAGGCGAGTAATCAGTTTTGATATAGCCCCGTGTTACCTTGTGAGCACTGCTATGATTCATTGCAAATGCAACTTCTTCAATACTTGCATTACAATCATTCTGTGCTACAGTTCCCCAAGTGTGACGGAAAGTGTAAACAGAATAATCGTTATCTTTATCTATTCCCATAGCCTCACAAAGGTGCCGAATGCCAATGTTTACATTTGCGCTGAAGCTGTCAGATGTTGTATGCCGTTTTGCAAAACAAAAAAGATGCTCATCATCCTCGTCAATGCTTTTGTATTTCTCAAATAGGGGTTGTAGTATAGCAGGAACACGCATTTCCATATAAGCACCATCAGTGCGAAACATCTTTGTCTTTGCTCTCTGGTAGTGAAGAATGTCATCGTAATAATCAGACTTCTTCATGTGGAATAAATCTACAGTGTTAATTCCTGCAAGACAGATAACAATCATAGCAACGTCACGTCCTAACTCTTCAAGTGGATGCGCCATCTTGCTCTCGGGAAGAGGAAAAAAGAAAAACTCTCTGCACGCTTCGGGAGTAATAGCCAGTTTCTCAGGACGGTCAGCCTTTGGTATTTTAACATTCATCCAAGGATTAGATTTAATTCTGATGAGATTATTATCGTAGTCGTTGTATTCTACAAGAGCAGCCTTAAAAACTTGACGAATACAAATAGGGTACATCTCCTTTGCTCGTTTTGTTGTTTCAAGAGATTTTATCCATTGGTTTATAAACAAAGAAGTAAGTTCAGAGAACATGACTTTGGTTGTGCCAGCAAAACGTTCAAGATGTTGTAAAGCAAGTTCGTAGTTGCGTGCATTGCGTTGCTGTCCTCTGTCAATCATTCTGTCAATGTGCTTACGTGCGTATTCGCTGAAGCATAAGTCAGAGTCCATTGTGCGTAAAAATTCAACCACTTGCTTCACAGTCCATCTTGATGTGTTTACCCTGTTAAGTCTATCGTTGTACTCGATGATTAGACTTGAGCAATATTGCAAAACGTATGGGTCGGTAATTTCTTTTGTCTTACTAAGCCCCTTTTCTGTTACATATTTGCCAGTCGTAATATATCCGACCTTTACGCCTACGCCTACTCTGATGTATACCTGCCAGAAACCATCTTTGCGTGGTCTTCTGACTACCGCCTTAAATATTGCCATAATCGTTTGTTGTATTTGGTAAGTTGATGGTAAGTACCCCTTTACACACGTATTGTAAGTTTTGGTAAGTTTTACTATTCAAAAGGGCGCATAAAGCGTGAAAAATGAACACTTCTCCTTTATAAAAATTAGGCGGAATACCCACGCAAACACGTGGTATACCGCCTAACAT